TTGCCTGCCGGTCAGGAAGTCAACATCTTCCTTGACGGTAAACCCCTAAAAATGACATTCCCTCAAGTTATGAAAATTACTACCGATGAGGAACTGGTAAGAAAAGAGGCTAAACTAAATGACGCTTTACTAAACAAGGTTAAGGCTGACGGAGATAAACAAAAAATGATGACTATATTCGGCTCTATCCTTGCTATTCTTGCGGCGGCACTTGGAATATTTTTTAAGATGAAAAGTTGGGTTCCGAAAATAAAGGGGAATGTTGAAATAAAGTGAACGAAAAAAAACTACAATTCCGGGTGCTTTTTAAATTACTCATATGTGTCGCCTTTGCGTTTCTATACTCTTGGGGCGGGATAGAAATGAAATATCTCCGACGTTTTGTGGCCCCGGCGTTACTTGTCGGCAGTATGCTCTATTTTAGCAGGGATTGGAAAGTTTTAATCCAGCTACCCTTAATGTTTTTTTCTCTAAGTTTAGGTTATGGCTCTGACATTTTTATATGGAAGATTATTAAGCGCGGAATTTTCGGTTTGGCTAACGGCATAACTTCTTCAGGACAAAATATCTTAAAAAAGAAATGGCTGTTAGCCGGAGTCCAGACAGTTTTATTAACTGGGTTATATATCGTTATAGGCGTATACAATCCGTTTCCTAGCGCTCGCGCAGAAGAAATGTTTCTTGGCTTAATGATAGCCGTAATACCTTTATTTAGCACTGAATAAAAGGAGTAAATATGACCTTAGCAAATTTGAGAAAGATAGTCCGGGCAATATGCCCCGCGGCAAAAATACAGACTGTTGACAATACGGTTTTAGATTTATTTATAAATATGGGTGCCAATGACATAGCGGCATATACCGGTTGTGTCGGTAATGATAAAAAGTTCAATGCTGTCGCTGAAATTGGAGAGTATGACTTAATTACAGAATTGGGAGATTTTCTTACTCCCGATAGCGAAGGTCTCTGGTGGAATAACGGCGACAAATGGATTCAACTTAATCCTCGAACTCTTAAATGGCTTGATGAGAATAGACCGAACTGGCGTGATTTACCCTCTGGAACGCCGCAGGATTACAGTATAGACGGAACTACCTTAACGGTAGTGCCTAAGCCGGATACTGCATTAACAGACGGCTTCTGGTTATATTATGGCGCAAAACCGCCTCAAATGACAGAGGAAGGGCATTATCCTTTTAGTGGTTCTTCAACTGAATATCCTGACCTATCAATCTTTGATTTAGCGATATGTTATTTCGCAAGGATGATGATTTCTCCGATTATAAACGATAAGACTAATGAGAATATATCTTTACAGGAATACAACAAAGAAAGGAATGAAAAGAACTCTTTACTTGGATTAAGGCCGGATGTAAGTGCAAGCAGGAATAATATTTTTAGAGGACAAAGACCAAGATGAAAAAACTACAACAACCTTCCGTCAAAAATAATTTCAGATGGGTTAACTCTGTTGGGGTCTTTGTGAAATCTTTGATGAGCACTTTCAATAGAAAACGTCATCAGATTTTTAGGTCTATTATCATTCTTAATCCCATTAATATGATGAGTTTTTTCTTTAGGTTCCAAGTAGCGTCCAATTTGTTTTTCCACTACAAGACGGTGTTCAAAAACATAATTATTTTTACTTCTAAAGGGATGTGTATGAGATTTTATATAGATATAGCCGGAAGACATCACCTTTCCACCTTTCCAAGAAGGACTTCTCTCCCCTATTTTATCTCTTGTAGAAAAATGATAACATTCATAAGAGCAATACTTGGCAATATTTTCTCTATATCCTTTAATTTTAAATTCTTTATTGCAAATCAAACATCTTTTAATAATTTTTGGAAATTTCTTATCCATCATTTCTCTCATTTTAATACTATATTCCAGAGGTCTATTCCTTCCTTTAAGTGGGCTTGGTTTTCCATAAAATGGATGATTAGCCCCTTTTGCAGTTTTATGATAAGTAGAATTTTTTATTTTTTCTTTAGTAATATTAGAATGATGTCTACCATAAAAAGGATTATTGTTTCCTTTAAAAAAGTGCTTATAATAATTATTTCTGCATTCCAACGAACAACAAATCCTTTTATCTTTTCTGCTTGGACTAACCTTAAATTGTTTTTTACAAAATTTACAAATAAGTTTTATCATTTCTATGCTTCAAAAATAAAAGCCGCTTTCGGTGGCTTGAAAGAAACGGTTAAGTTTCTACACCTACTCGCGGCGAGTGTTGTTAAAATAAAAAATCCGTTCCTCTCAAGCGGAATAAGTATAGCGCTTTTCTTGGTAATGTCAATAAATGTTTATTGTCAAGAAACACAAGACCGTTTCTACGTATTGACTTCATTCGAAAAAGGGTTAAATTCCCATGCCAGTTCTTTAATTCTAAATGACAATCAGGCAACCGTATCCCAAAATGTTAGGATAAACTCCCGTTACGGCTCTCTCGCAAAACGTGGAGCTATGGCGACAATATGGGATGCCGGTGATTATGCGATAAATTCGCTTCACAGATATTATAAGTCAGACGGAACAGCAAAATTAATCCTTGCGACAAGCACGTATCTTGATGTTGGAGATACGAGCGCAGAAACTACTACTCATATAAGTTCAGGACTTTCTGACGGAAAACGCTGGCAATTTACGACATTTAAGGATATGGCAATAGGGACTAATGGCTATGACCAGCCATTAAAGTATGACGGCAAAACTACAACTACCGCCAATACTGACGGTGCAAGAACGGTAGGGGAATTATGCGCTGAGTTGGGAGCACCCTTTGCCGAGCTACAAACAGGAACACATTTAACTGCTTCAAGGTGGTATCAATATAAAATGATGTTTCTTGTAAGCGGGGTAACGTATTATTCCAATGCCCGGTCAAATCCAATAGTTACCGGCTCAACTGTAAGGGACATAACCTTAACCGATATACCTATCGGGCCGGTAGGCACAACGGAAAGATATATTTATAGGACAGCCGCAAATACCAGCCAGGCGAATGTTGAAGCTGACACTACATTTTATCTTTGCGCTACCATATCCGATAATACTACTACAACTGCCGACGACACCGTAACAGATGCGGCACTTGTAGGTTATACAGCTTGGTCAACTGCTGGTAAATATAACTGCACACCGCCGACAGGGAAATATCTTACGGTCCATAAAGAAAGATTATGGGTAGGTGGCAATACTACTTATAATTCCGAACTCTACTTCTCTGATGACGGCAACCCTGACTTCTTTGACCCTGATGACTTTTTTGCAATAAGGGCTGATGACGGAGATAGCATAACATTCCTTAAAACTTTCTTGGGAGTATTAACAATAGGTAAAACTAACAGTATACAAAAATTATATACTGACGGGGATGCAACTACTGACTGGTATTTGAGCGATCCTTTCTCCTTTATTGGTTCCCCGGCGCCATATACAGTGTCAATCACTCCAATAGGAATATTTTATCTTGGCCGAGGTGGATTGTATAATTTTAATGGCGTTAATTCGTCATTGATTTCTGATGCAGTAACCCCGGAAATATATGATATATCTTATGGTGATATTAACAACGCTGTGGGTGTATACGCCAATAATGAATATCGTTTAGCCTATATATCCAATAAATCAGGAGCCACCACAAATAATCGTGTTTTAGTTTATGACTTAATAAGGGATGCTTATGTTTTAGATACCACAGACACGAATTGTTTTTCGATATTTAATTCAAGCACAGACACCGGGGCAATTTATTATGGTTCATCCCTTGCTGACGGAAAAATCAGGGGAGGAACTTATTCCCCACCTTCAATAAATATACGCTATAAATCAGAAATAGATAGCGGTTCTTTTGATGATACTTATACCGGAGGTACAGAAACCATTCCTCTGTTAAGTATCGGTTGGGATTGTACTATTGACACTTGGCTTACGGAATTACAAACAAAAGATGCCAGTATAACAACAATAGACAGTGTTGGTACCTATTTACCCGATGCAACCATTGATACCCCTGGTACTGACGGAACTTGGACTAGCCCAATTTATTACATAAACGCCCAGACGCTTGATAAATTATATTGGAACGAAAACTTAGGTGCTTACGGTGATGTTACCTTCCAGGTTAGGCTTGGTGCTAACGCCGGAGCGGTCGCCGCGGCCAGCTGGGAAACTGCGGTTACAAATCCTAATGGATCTGATTTATCCGGGATAACAGCAAATACTTATATTCAGATAAGGGCTAATCTTTCAACAACCGATATAACCTATCTCCCTCTATTATATCAAACAGACGGTTATCTTTTTAGATTGTTATATGAAAGAATAGGCTCCGACAAGGAATCATCTGTAACTAGCGTATATAAAACAGGGTGGAAGAATTTTGGGGTAACTGGCTATAAAAAGATGATTAAGCGTATAAAAGTATTTTATACTGGAACGTCTGGAGACGTTTTATTTAATATTAAAGGCGGTGATGGCGATATTGACAAAACATTTACCATAAACCTTTCCGTTGAACCGGATTTTTCCACTACCGATGAATATTCAGGTGATGAAGGACAAAAAATATATACATTTTATCCAAGCATGAATAGCGAAACCGATCCGTCATTAATTAGCCAACTGTTCCAATTTACGCTTACTGAAACAGGAACTATATCCTGGGAAATAAACCGTATCGAGTTTATGTATGAGGTATTGCCAATATACTAATGATTAAAAAAATTATTATTTTTACCCTATTGATGTTTTCTTTTTCAGCCTATGCTGGTGAAACCTTGACCGGATTTGATGAAAAAAGAGACTTGCCTATTCTTAACGATTTCTTGCGTAAATTACCGCAAGGTTCAGCTCCTGGGATTCTTTTGCCGTCAGGCGCAGTTTTTTATATGCTGACGGGCGATTGTCCAAATGGAACGACTGATGTATCGGCAACGTATGCAAATAAATTTATTAAAGCTAATGCTACGGCAGGAACTTCAAGCGGAGTAGTTTTAACTGGTGCAACCGCAAGCCATACGTTGACTACCGCTGAAATACCTTCTCATACGCATAAAAACAGCGATGGATATTATGACCAGGGAACTAGTGTTACTTTATCTGGTGGGCCTTCTCCTATCAGTTATCATGGCGGCGGAGCTAGCGCTGGAGCGACAGGAACAAATACCGGCGGAGGGGGAGGACATACTCACAATATAACAACGGCAACAACATTGGAGCCGAGCAGCATAACTTGTCGTTTATGCCAAGTTAACTAAAAACAGGAGGATTTATGAAAAAATTGATTTTAGCTTTAGTTATGATGTCTTTAACCATCGGTAATGTTTATCCAGCTGTTGGCTGGAGTAAAGCAAAACCAGCAGGAAGTGTTTCTCCTGCGGCGATAGATGACGCTGTAAGAGAAAACAATGATGCTTTGGATTTAATGCTTTCTACGTATGCAAATGTCAAATTGTCGTATGCAACGGCGGCTACGGTTACAGTCAGCGCCGGGGGAGTGATGGTCAGTAATTCTACCGGCGCAACGCGGCTTATGCTTGCAAACGCTGCGGCGACAACCGTTACATGGAGTAACATCGATACCGGTAGCGAGGCCACAAGTACAACTTATTATGTTTATGCTGTTGGATCGGATACGACTGATACCACATTTACCTGTAAAATATCAACATCTTCAACTGCTCCTTCGGGGGTTACTTATTATAAAAGATTAGGGAGTTTTTATAATAACGCAAGCGGAAACATAGAAAGTGTCTCTGATGATGATTTAAGTTATCAATCAGGACTTGGTGATTGGGTTAGTAAAACTTCTTCCTATGGAACGCAACAGGCAACGACAGACGGTTTTATTATAGCGACAGCTCACGGAATAGGGCAAACTATGATAGGGTTTACTGATTCAAGTTCAAGCCCTACGACTGCAAGGATAAAATCAACTAATGGTGACGAGGCAAGTATTTCTATTTATTTCCCCGTAAAGAAAAATGATTACTGGAAAATAACATTAGCAAATGGAACAATGGAATACGCTTATTTTATACCAATAGGGGATTAAAATAAATGAATAATATTGAAACCCGTTCTTTAACCGAAAACGAATTAAGCAGACTGATAGCCGAAGCCCCGGATACCGAGAAAAGAAATCTGCTTCGGATAATCAGTAAAATCGGTGTCAATCCTTTTGAATTTTTCAAGGAAAGAGCGGTTGAAAATTCCGGCATAATAGAGAATGACCGCCCGATATATTTTGGTGCTTTGACTAATAGCCTTGGTAAGCATTATCTTTGGACAATAGTAAACAAAAATGTTAAATGCCAGTATAGTCTTTTTAAGATAGCCAAAAGAATGGCGAAAAATTGGGCGATAAAGTATGGAAAGATTTACGCTCAAATGGAAAAAAATAAAAAACACACTGAATGGGTCGAAAGAATAGGGTTTAAGGCGATTGAAGAAACAAAAGATTATATTACCTTTTCCTTAACTCAT